TGCCGCAACGGGTACTGGTGTCAGTAGCTTCCTGGATATGGACGGCACAGCTAAGTCTGAAGCCGAGCTAGTTCAAAAGTATAGAACTATGCTACAACAACCAGAAGTTTCTCAAGCAGTAGATGATATTGTGAATGAAGCAATCTGTATTACATTCGATCAAAAAGTGGTTGAATGTGTGACAGACGATGTAGACCTATCAGATGGCGTGAAGAAAAAGATTAGAGAAGAGTTTGACAATATCTTAAAACTCTTAGACTTTTCGAACACTGGCTACGAAACGTTTCAAAAGTGGTACGTTGACGGCAGAATTAACTATCATGTGATGATTGATACTACTGCACCTCGCAAAGGTATTCAAGAACTTCGCTATATCGATCCTCGTAAGATTCGTAAAGTGCGTGAGTTCGAGAGTGATAATCTTGGCGGTAGCAGTGAAAATAAATTCGTCACTAAAAAAGTTAAGAACGAATACTACATCTATAGCGAAAAAGGCTTTAACAATCTTTCTGGTACCTCTGGTGCTCAACAACAAATAGGTTCTAACAATCAAGCAACTCAGGGTCTTAAGATTGCAAAAGACTCTATCGTTAACGCTAACTCTGGAATGTTAAACGAGACAAGTACGCTAGTGCTTTCTCACTTACACAAAGCGTATAAGCCTCTGAACCAGTTGAGAATGATGGAAGATGCCGTCGTTATCTACAGAATTTCAAGAGCGCCTGAGCGTAGAATTTTCTACATTGACGTAGGCAACTTGCCTAAGTTGAAAGCAGAACAGTATTTGCGTGACATGATGGTCAAGCATAAGAACCGTCTTGTCTATGACATGGCAACTGGCGATGTTAAAGATGACCGTAGACATATGTCGATGACTGATGACTTCTGGTTACCACGTAGAGAAGGCGGAAGAGGGACAGAGATCACTACACTGCCAGGTGGACAAAACCTTGGCGAACTTGATGATGTCTTGTACTTCCAAAAGCGCTTATACAAGGCTTTGAACGTGCCTATCTCAAGAATGGAATCTGATACAGGATTCTCTTTAGGTAGAGCATCAGAAATCTCTAGAGATGAGATTAAGTTTAGTAAGTTTGTCAACAGACTGAGAAGTAGATTCTCAACTCTATTTGATAAGCTGTTAGAGAAGCAATTGATTCTGAAAGGCATCATCACTCCAGAAGAGTGGCCTGATATTCAAGCTATGCTTCGTTACGACTTTATGAGTGATAACCACTTTGAAGAGTTAAAGTCAAGTGAAATGTTACGTGAAAGACTTGGCATTCTAAGAGACATCGATGAGTATGTCGGCAAGTACTACTCTGGAAATTGGGTTCGCAAGAATGTTCTCCAGATGACCGAAGACGAAATCGAAGAGATGAATAAAGAGATCGAAGAAGAGGACGATGATGCAGAAGATGCTGAGGACTCTATTGGAACAGATAATAAAGAAGACGAACTAGATCCAAAAGTCTAGTTGTAATAAAATATAAATAACATTATATAATAAAGGAGATAGTGCAATGAGCGTTAAGGAATTGATTCAACAAGCAGTGCAAAAAGATGCTACTGGCTTTGAGGATAAATTTAACCATATTATGGCTGATAGAATGATGGCAGCTATCGAAACCAAATATACATCGATGTTTTCGCAAGACGAAGTTCCTGTCGAATCAGTTGATGCAGAAACAGAAGAGTAAGGGGCTAAAATGAAAAGCTTTAAGGACATGCTGTCAGAGACCGTGTCAAAACCACGTTCTCCAGATGAACAAAACTTTCTAGATAAACACATCGTTGACAAGCGTGACCACCCTGTTGCGCCTGATGACCAATTCTCGGGCGCAATCAAAGGCTCTAAGCGTAAGAAAAGAGTTGCAGACTTGGAAGATGGAGAAGACAAGGAAGTCTATGAGTCTTCTGAATCAGAGATGACTCCAGCTCAAGAAAAAAAGCGTGAAGAAATCGTTATGTCTTTGAAGAAAAAGATGAGCGAGTTCAAAGATCGTTACGGCGATAAAGCAAAAGACGTTATGTACGCAACTGCTACTAAGATGGCAATGAAAGAAGAGATCGAAGAAGTAGAAGAGATTTCTGAAGGCGTAATCGATGATCTCAAGGACATCGTTACTTCTAAGTCAATTAAAGACGTTAAGTTTTCTGACGGTAAAAAGAGAAAAGTTGACTTGACTACTGCTTCTATGGTCGTCTCTATGCACAAGCAATTGAACAAAGAGAACCAAGCTAAAGTTGAACGCATGTTAAATGATAGCAATAAGTTCATGCAGATTGTACAATTTGCTATGAATGCAGGTAAGTGATATGATTACTAAGATCGTTGGAACAAATGTAACTAACATAAATAGTACACCAAGTGATATTGGCGAATCTAATCTTGTTAGAATTTACTCTGCTGATATCGCTGTTATCACTCAGACAACTGCGGCAGCTGGAGCTATTGGCAATATTACGGTTCCAGCAGGATCAGTTACATTTATCACTAAAGCATACACCGATTTGTTATCTAGTGATGTAGCAGTGATTTGTACACCAGTCGCTTATCAGGTAGGATAAATAGATATGTCATTACTGATTAAAGAAATCGTTGAAGATGTTCAGT